TTATGAGTAAGTCCACGACCCGGTAAAGGTTGCAAGGATGGAGCTTGCGTCGATGTTTGCCCCGTCGGGTTTGGTGCCCATGATTGTTTGGAGTTCCTCAATTTTGAAATTGTACCCATCGCTGGCAGTCACCATTTTTCCAACACCAACCCAGCCCCGTGTGTAAATGGTAGCCGTGCCAGACACCACGCTTAATTTATAAGGCGCACCCATCACTGGAGAAAAGAGAATGGCACCATCCCGCATGACTAAAGAGCCAGTACGACCGGCCAAAGTGAAATCGTCCCCGCGCATGGTGAGGCGTAAATCTCCGGCTTTGGTCAGTTGCCCACGATAAGGTGACGCGGTGCCGTCCATGGATACCCCCGTTTGGCTGATGTTAATAGAACCACCGGCGCAAACGTGGCCAGTTTGTCCCGGCACTGGGTAAACGTTCAAGCCTTTGTCACTTTGCACGAAAAGGAGGTGATAAACGGAAAAGAAAGATTCGCCTTCCCAGTTTTGCTTTTTGTCGGGGTCTTGGTCACGCTCGGGTAATTCCTCCACGCGCTCAACGTATTTACCTGACCCGCTCTTGGCGTGGATGTGGAAGTACAACTCACCAATTCCGACGCCGTCGCCAGTTTTGCGAGTGTTCACCGTGTACGTTTCACCGGGTGCCGAGAACATACGGCCACCGGCTAGGAAAGTGACGGAATCGCGAATGGTAAACGTGACAGGTCCGCCAATGGTTCCAGATGCTGTGCTTTGGATCATACCGTCCCTGTCACCGTTACAGATGACATCGCCATGACCCAAAAAACAATCACGGCGGATTCGTGCGTCCACCCTGGCTTCATACGGTACCAACTGGCCCGCCTTGTCCTTCCCTGGTTTTGCTTTAGATTCGAAAGTGTAAGCTTTAATCGTCATTTTCTTATAGTCCTTTCATTTCGGTTTAGAAGTTAATATATTAACCGCTTGATATGAGGGCTTAAATTTAATATATTAACCGCTTAATATGAGGGCTTAAATTTAATATATTAAGTGATTAATATAGTAAGCGCTCGCCCTTATGTCGCCGGGTGTGCGTCCTGCACGATACCCGGCATGATGTGGGCACACTCCGCGGTGTACATGTTGCCACTTTTTAAGGCTTTATCATACTCCGCTAAAAAATGGGTCATCCAGTCATCACGACTTGCGAGCCAGTGATTGAAAAGCATTTGCACACCGACAAGCGGAGTGATAAGGCGCGTGAGTACCGTCTTTTCATCGGTCCCAACCTCGGCCACTGCTCGCCGGAAATCGTCCGCGTTCCCAATGTTGATATCGGACTGGTAGGAGTTGCCTTTTTTTATGAGGTGCGTGAAAGCCCACAGGGGCACGACATAAACCACATCAAAAGCATAAATGGCGTCACCGGTTGGAAAATCCGACCCATGAGCCCGGTGTGAGTTATCGCCAGCGCCCAAAGTGAGCTGATAGGTTGCGTATGGAATACGAGCGGAGAGCGTCACTTTTGCATAGCACTTTTCGTTGTAGCTATCAAAAAACGGTCTCGGTTTGCGGTCATATGTCGGCACGTAGTTGTGGCTTTTTAGTCGGTCAAGTTCAGTCCCTGTGATGTACTCGACATTAGAAACCGACACAAACACATCATCCACATGCAAATCAGCCATAAGCCCTGACATAGTCAAAGAACCACCGCTTGCGATCGTAGTCGGCCAAGATGAGGCAGAAGAACCCGACAACCACCGGGCTTTATCATGAAAGCCACGTAAACCACTACCGCCCCCGGTGTTGGTTACTGTGAGTGATGCACCGGACAAACTCACCGGGTGTCGGTATACGTTGTACTCACTAAGTGGTCGGTCTAGTTCCGCAGTATATCCATTGACCGCAGGTTTTCCGGGGTATAGATGAGAGGCCAAACCCCACCAATCCGAAAGCGTCGGGTTATAATTGAGATCTACCGCATCGCGGGAAATGATACCAAACAAGCGAGATCCTACAACGGTATCAAGATCGGCTTTGTAATTTCGAAGCACTGGGTCTTCATTAATAGTATTAATATTTCCATAAGCTAAGAGACCGGGTATGCTGTCGGTCATGTCTCGGTTTTCATGGTATGGGGTGTAACCAATCGCCGGCTCTTCAAAAACGTACCGGGAAAGGTCGCTTCTCACCATTCCCCACCAGCCGGTGTCTTTGTCGCCTGTCAGGTATGTCGCCACCTGTCCGGGTAGGTTGTCACCGTTTCGGGTGACATATGAGCCGGATGGTGAGCCGACGCTAGAAGACCAGCGCCAACCCTGCGGGGTCGGGTTAAAGGCGTAGGGGTTGTGATTGTCAAGCGTATTAGCGGTGACCGCCACCGAATCGCGCGGGGTGATTGATAACGGAGAAGAAGCGCCAGTCACTGGTGCATAATAAACCAAGATGGACGCATAAATACCCGAATTGGTGCGCTCGTTTGGTTGGCGTTTCGCGTCGTTAATAGATGGTTTATATCCATCTTGGCCAATGTAGGGACGACCAGGAATGGCGACCGGGTCCTCGTCGGGATAGCTCCAAGCGTTAAGCGTGATGATTCCGACGCCCGCTTTTGGGTCGACAGTTCCCGCCACTTCGTTTGTGATTTCCAAATACCGCCCCGCCACATATCCACGGGCTCGATTAATCACGACTTTTCCATTTGTCAAAACGTAGCCGTCCAAATCCACCACGCACATGGGCGAAGACCCACGGCCGAGAATTTCGGAGTCGTTACGGATGGCTGAGTCTTCGAGGTTTGAGCCAGTCCGCGCCCCCATAATGGCATCCATTACGGAAGCATCATCACGCGCCCAGGTAAGGTTTTCATCATTTCCGACCGTGTCAAATGTCATCGGTGCGATCATAGTCTAGTACCTCGCAAGTTTTGTATTTTGGTGATTTGGTCAGCGACACCTCGCGCACTTGGTGAAGGCCATCAGCCACCACAAAAGAACCCGCGGATAACTTGTCGCCTAAGTTTAGCTCATCGCTTTCCAGTTGTGCGAAATGTTGGTCCAAAATGCGAGCGGTGCCGATACGTCGCCCGTATAGGTTATGCTCCACAATCACGGGTACCGCGTCGCCAATGTTACACGCTTTTAAATGGTCCGGTAAAATCCGGGCTTTGTATTTTGTCATCTTAATCCCCCCATACGCTACCTATTTCCGGGTTATAACCATACCACGGTAGCGTTTCGACTGTATATTTACGCCCTGCTGGTGTATAATTAACCTGTACCACTGACGCATTGGCACCGATAACGGAAGCACCAAAGCGGGTGGTGTGATATAAGGTCAAAATTTCATCACCGCTAAATGTGGCGTTTCCGTAAAAGTCATTTTCACTGAGCGTGAGCTGTACTGGTGTATAAGTTGCTTTTAGTGAATTGATCATGGCGCGCTTTAAATTCCCCCGCACAATTTTGAGCCAGTCAACTTGGACGCCCGCAAGTTCCACAACCTCGCCCGGTTTATCAGTTAAAGCATCAGCGAGAAGCTCTTTGGCTGTTTGTGGGTTGATTGGATCGCCCAGCGCTTCGCGTACTTTATCGGCAAAAGCCTTTTGGAAATCCTCCGCCTGTTGGTTTTGGGCATCGACTTGGGCTTTTTTATCATCCCACGCTTTTTTGTCGGCTTCATACTGGGCCTCATCACTGTAGGTGGTTTTGTCCGGTGCTGGTGTGTCCATTTTGGCTTTTTGTGTTGGGTTGTCGTGTGTGAGGTCGACCAGTTGGCCGTAACCCACGAGCACCGTTTGCAGTGCGGTTAATCCATAGCCTGTATAATCGGCTTCCGTTACTTGCCCAATGGTTTTATAAGTCACGCTGGATTCGGTCGCCGTTGCAATTACAACACCCGCGCGGACATAGTCGTCCCCGTTGTCTTGGGGTTGAATCCAAATGGTCGCGGCCGCGTTGTTGTGTGATGGTTGAAGCTGGATGTTGGAACCCGGCTTGGTTCTCACGCTGTGCCGTGGTGGGCGTCCGTCCACTCCGTTATACAGGTATGAAAACACGTAGTACCCGCGCCCGTCATGTTTAACAACAGCCCCCATGGTTAGCGTTTGCGTTTTGCGTTTGTTGTCGTCGGTGTAGGAGTAGGAATTTTTAACAGCTTTTGTGATGACGTCGTAGGGCTTCACGTTTGTGCGCGTGAAATCGTCAGAAAATGAAGTTGAAAGGGTTTTCCAAAAGTTATCCGATCCGTTGTACATGAAAGGCGTGAAACCTCGGACCCCGTGTTCTTTGTCACCGAAAGGGTATAATTTACATGCAAAAGCCCGCATATCCCGACGGGATAGCATGGAAATCACGTCCAGCGTCGGCTCATTGTCCACCATTCCCACATAACCCACTGTCACGTAACTGTGGTTGTATTCGTTGTAATCGGATAGGACGAGCCGGTTTCCGTCCATGGCTGAAATAACGAAGGCCCTTTGGAAATATGACCGGGAGTCATACACATCATAGTGACCAAACCCCGGGAGGTCAATGGCATAACCACGACCGACAACTTTTGAGCCGACCCGGTCATAATTAATCAAAGTTACGTTGAGAATATCCCCAATTTTGATTGGTTGGGAAAGAGCGAGCCGACTTGGTGCAGTCACGGAACCATTTGACGTGCTGGCCAAAGTTCCTATATTAATATCATAATCGCTGGACACGAATGAGCCGATTTTGTTGATATAAAAGTTTTCGTCGCTGTAATAAAGGCTGGGCTTGGATTCGTAAACCTCGCACATGGCGATTTTTGGCAGTGTCATATTGCGAGCACCTCCCGTCGCATGATGATTGTGTCAAGCGTGACGCCATTACATACCAGGATGTCATTCACATTTGCGCCTGTTTTTACATAATTTGAAAAATCGATTCCAATCGATGATCCGTCAACCGTGTAAATATTAGCCCACGGTGCGGTATCAATCACAACATTTCCAGCCGTTACGAAATCAAACTGATTGGTCATGACGTCGGTTTTTCCTGCTTTAATGGCGATGCTTCCGCCTTTGTTGGCGCGACCCACTAGCAAATACGAAGAGTAAGAGCCGGCAAATGGTCCGTCTTGGTCAATGTCGTCCTCTGTGTAATTATGCACGCTGGCTTTGAAGTTGTAAGGCTTGACTTTTACGTGGTCACCTTTTAATTTTGCCAACCCATCCGCCAGTTTGTCTTTTGTGTCACGCTCTTCTTGGGCTGACGCGAATCCGTTTCCCTTAATGTGTGTGGCTTGGTGCATCATGTGTGAGCCGGTGAGCTGAGACAGGGCCATTTTTTCCTCGTGGCTTACTGTTAAGCTCGGAGCATGGACGGCAAAAACGGCGTAAACATCGGAGCCTTTTTGTAGTACGTTTCCCCATTTATTATACCATGACCCACGGCGGAGGACTTCCTCGATGATTTGCCCGTACCAGTACGGATAAGAAAACGGCATGGCTTTGTTGTTTTCGGGGTAATTGCTGAATACGCGCAATTTATGATCCCCGTTTAGGTTTTGCGCTGTGCTTGGGTGAAGTGACCTGCTAGCTCCCGCTTGGGTGAATGTGTAAAGCATTTGCCAAGCTCCGACGGTTGAAATGGTGATGGTTTCAATCAGTGACGCTTGGGCATAGTTGCCCTCCGTTTTGGTAATGTCGGAAACATACCCCGGCCGGTAAGCGTAAGTGTACCCGCCATGAGTTGGGACAGCATAACGGAGCCACACCATTTGGCGTTGTGATAGGGCTGTGACTACATCCAAATATTTTTCATAGCCCGTGCTTTCCATTGTGGTTTGAAAAACCATCTTGAAGCTAATTTGACCATTTACCACGCCGAGCTGGCCGGTTTCGTTTCGTGAGAAACCGCCCCCAAGGTTGTTGGGCGTATATACCGGCGTTTCACTGCCAACGATTCGGGCGGATGTGAGTTCCTGCCCCGGGTTGGTTGCTATGATGTCATAAATTCTTAGCGGCATTTTCTTTTTCTCCTTTGCTTTCTCGTGCTTGTTCTTCCTATTATTATATCACAAAAGCCCCAATTTGTACGAAATAAAAAGGAGGGCTGAGACCCTCCTTTGGTTATAATTCGGTGCGAATCACAGCGGATTCCCCGATGGTGAAACCTACCACGAAAAACTCCGTTTCCTGTAGGGCCTCTTTGATGCGTTGGTAATTGAGCGCTGACGCCGTAGTTTTACGGTATGGCGTCGCGCCTTGTGTTCTTACAATGACACTCATTTTTTTTTCCTCCTTATGCTAATCCGAGTTCCACTTCGTGGCGAACTTGGCGGGCCAAGCTTGTCACATCCATTCCGGGCGCTGGGTTGATGTTGATGTTGATCGCGTTGTTGGTGCTGTTGTTAACCGTTGACGCTGAAGCATAGTTAGAATAGCTTGCATACTGGGCGCCGTCGTGTGATTCGCCGGTACTAGAACCAAAGAAGGTATCTTTGACCCAGTTGAAGATATCGGAGCCAAGTTTTCCAATGGCGCTGAGCAAATCAGCCAACCAACCAACCAAGGCGCCGACAGCTTTCGCAACAAGTCCGATGGACTCAGCCGCACCCTCCAAGGCTTTACCGAGGACCGCACCAGCTAACCAGCCGAGGAAGTCGGTCACTGGTTTGATTACCTCAAGCAATCGACCAAGTGATGAGCCAAGCTGACTGAATGCGTCCCACATCCAATCAAGAACCCCGGTATCTTTGAGATAGTCCAGTGAGTCTTGAATTGGTGCCAAGGCACTATCCACAAACGATTTGACAACGTCGATAACTTTTCCGATTGCATTTCCCCAGCTTGTGAAGTCAGCACTGGCGAAGAATTGGGTGATAATTTGTGCCCCCTTGGTGAACACATCCGATACGGCTTCGTATAATTGCGCGAAGATATTGAGTACCGCTGTCACACTGGTTGTGACTGCCGTGCTATCCATCCACGTTGCCCAAATTTGCCCTAGTTGTGTTAGGTTGTCCATCAGCGACTTGATGGCGCTTGTGATGGTGTCACCGGTGAGAGCGTCAACCACGGTATTGATTCCGGAGGTTGCGCCACTCAGGACTGATGATGACAACTCAGCAAAGGTACTAACAATGGATTTGAGTGTGTCGGATTGTGCAAACGTTGACACTTTATCAACAATTGATCCGATCACGTCGCCAACGTGTGACAAAGTGTCACCAAATGACGAATCCGCGAAGGCTTCGCCGATGGTTTTGCCAAGGTCTCGGACAATGCCGAAGGTCTTGCTGATAACATTGTTTAACGTGTCAAACGCTCCACCGATTCCTTTTGCAACGTCGTTATTTTTGCCCATGTCCGTAAGTGCTCCGGTAATATCACGCACAAGCGAGACAATACCGCCAAGCACAGTCGACAACGCGCCAAAGGTGCCTTTCAAAAATGCACCAAAAGCTGGAGTCGATACCATGTCGCTGATATGTTCGCCGATAGACTTGACACCTTCAACGATATGAGAAATGGCACTACTTACACCGCGATCAGATAAAGCATTTGATACGGAGCGAATCAAACCAGTGACAAGATTTGCCGCTGAGCCAATCAGTGAAACGATGCCGTCCACCACTTGCCGAAAGACTCGTGATTTGGCAATACTTGCAACGGAGTCCACGATTTGCTTGATGAGGTTACCAACTGCACCCAATGCGCCCTGCATGGTGTCGGATGCGAAAGCATCGCCAAGCGTTTTGGCAATTGATTTGACCGCGTCCAAAATGGAGCTGATCACATGGCCCGCACCTTCAAAAGCTTTATTCCAGTCGATTTTTTCAACCATCGAGCCGATGCCTTTAACAACAGTTCCGACAGCGTCGCTGATTTGCTTGAGCACATCTAACGCACCGCGGAAAACGTCGCCAAAGTTAATATGTTGACCGATGGTTTTTAATACCTCAAAAACGGCTTTTGTCTTCGCTCCGACGATGTCAAACACCTTGACAAGTCCGTCAAGCACGCTTCCAAAATCCACCCCCTTGATGGTGTTTTTGATGGTGTCACCAATTCCGCTGACCTTTGAAAATGCCGATTCTAAGCCTTTTGTGATAGGGCTAAAATCCATGGCGTCGATCTTGTCGGTCAACTTGCTGACAAAGCCAATTCCACCAGCTGTCAACTTACTGTAAACATTTTGGAATTTTTGTCCGATGGTTTCTTGTAGTGCCTCGAAAGCTTCGCCCATTGTTTTTGGCACGGTTGCGGCCTTGATCGCGGCGTCGGATTGTCCAATTTTGGAAACGGCTTCATTGACCATTTCCGCTGAAATGGCGCCTTTTTCCATGGCCTTTGAAAAGCCCCCCATGCTTGCGATGATATCCGGGTAATTTCGCTCAATTTCCTTTTTAATTGCGCCACCGATCCCGGCGTCTCGAAGTTGATTAAAATCCTGAGCGGTCAATTTGGTGGCGCTGTTAATTTGGCTGAAAATCACACCAATGTCTGACAATTTCCGCGAGCCATCACCAAGAAGGGAGTACGCGTTCGCGATGTTTTTCGTTAAAGCCCCCGCTTTGTTGGCTTCAACATTGGAAGAAACCAAACCTGAAACCACCTTATTTAACTCACTTGAGCTGTAAGTGGTGGTTTTGGCGTAGTCCGCCATATCCTTGGTCAGTTTGTCAATGGTTCCGGAATCAACGTCGGCAAAGTTTAAAACGTTTTTGAGTGACTTGGCGGATTTTTGGGCCTCTTCCATGGATGCGACCGCACCTTTAACGGTGCCGGATACGGCGTTGGTAATATTTTGGCCAATCGTTAAGAGTGAGCCCCTTACAATTGTACCAATTCCTGACGCGATACCACGAAACGGAGCAGTGATGGCGCCGGTAATCGCATGGCCAATGCCACTCATTCCGCCAACGATTGTGCGGGAAATTAAACCGCCAACCGCTGAAAATGCACCAGTTACGGCATTTTTAACCATTCCGCCTGCGGATTTGATACCCTCAACACCAAGGCGCCCAACGGTACCCCATACGGTGCTCAAAGTTTTGACAACGGCGGTCCCCATTTGAGCCGCGGCATTAACCGCCATTCCAGACACTGCCGAGACTCCCGATTTGGCAACGCTTCCAAGGTTGCCGATAATGGCTTTTGGCGCTTGTCGTAAAGTTGACGTGAGGCCATCAATCCCAACGGACGAGAGCATTTTGAGCTTTTCGGTAACCGTCCCCGGAGCTTTGGCGATATCCTTGATCGTTGAAATGATGCCCCGCGCTTTGTTGGTTACACCATCCTTTAGCGTTGCGTGGGCTTCCGCCTTGGCGTCACTGATGCTTTTCAGTTGTGCTTTGGTGTCGTTGATTTGTTTGCTGATTTCCGCAAAGCCTTTTGGATCGGCTTTGACGTCGATTGAAGAGAGCTCACTGTCAAGTACGTTGACACGACGCGTCAACAATTCGGCCAATTTGTCAAGCTGGTGAAAATTGGCTTTTACTTGGTCGAATCCGGATTTCGACCGGTCAAAATTGATGATTTCCTTTTTATCGCCTAAGGTCGAGATGGCCGCGTCGATACCCTCAAGAGACTTCCCGAATTCGCGGACCCCATTTCCCGGATCAAACTTAAAAGTCCCGGCTGTCGCGTTGAGCCTTTTGACGGATGCCTCACTGACCGTGATTTGGCGGGTCAGTGAACGTGATTCGCGCTCGGCGTTGGCCACCTGTTTTGCTAGTTTAAAATACGCGCTTGGGTCCACATCCGGGTCAATTTTGTCCAGGTCCTCGCGAAGTAGTTTCGCTTTTTCGTTTGATAAAGCTAAGGCTTGCGCCAGTTGCTCGTGGCGTTTGACGACTAGGTCGGCATTTGTCGGGTCGAGCTTCATGTCTTTTGAAAGCTCATTGGCTTCCCTTTTGGCTTGTGAAATCGCCGCGGTGACCGTTTTTAAACTTTTCTCAAGCTGGACGGTTTTCCCGTTGATTTCGATTTCCAGTTTGTTTGCCATTCGTCCTACCTCCTTTTTTGTTGTTGTTTGGCTACTTTGTTGTAAATGTCAATAGCCATATCATAGGGTGCATCTAGTAGCACCTGATCGTTGATGTGCTCGGACGCCGTCAGGTTGATGATGGTTTGCATCACCACGTGCCGGGCGTAACGTTTCCGGGTCCTCGCGTGGAGTTCGTCAGTCGGATCCGGTATAAAATCCGAGCCGTCGTCGTCCTCTTCGGGTTCCACCGTTGGTGTCATCAAATCCAAAAGCGGACCGTCTGGGTCAATTCCGATTAAATCCAGCCCCTCCATGATTTGGGAGGTGATTAAACCCAGCTCGTTTTTTTGTCCGAGTTCTTGGAGTGCTAAATTTTGGTCAAGCATTTGGAAATCGTCGAAAATGTCCCGCCCGGTTTGTAGTGTGTAGTTCATCACCTGTCGTAAAGTTAACATATTAACCTCTCAATATATGAAAAAGGCTACGGCCTCAGTGAGCCGTAGCCGTTGTGATTAGCTGAATAAGTCGTCGGCCAGTTCTGCCGGGTCGACATTGTCGATAATGTCGTAGCGTTCGTCGTCGTTGCCTTCTTTGGTTAACCGTTGGTACTCCTTGCGGGCGTCGATAACGTTATAAGCGTCCAGCAGGTAAAGGCCAAGCGTGAGGACTTCGAGAGCCTGGATTTTTTCCTCGCCTGTACCATCACCCACTTTTTGGACGATGTCGAGCAAATGTTGCCCAGTGACCAATTTGAAATTTTTTAGTTTGCTGTATTTCACTTTTGACATTTTGGATATTTCCTTTCGTTTCTATCGATTAGGCACTACGGGTCGCGGTTGCTTGTGAGTTAGACAAGACCGTAGTGGTACCCGGTACATAATCCGGCAGGATGATTCCTCCGCCGTCGATGTAATCGAGCACTTTTTGGACTTCATCGCCCGCGAAAAGATACTCGAATTCGGCTGATTTTAGGCCTTTTTTCGTGGTATAGAAATCACTTCCTGAAGCTTGCACCGCCGCTTCCCATTGCACCGCGGTTGGTGTTTCGGATGAATCGGTGGTTGTTGACTTGCTCGGTTTGCTGGTTACTGACATATTAGGATAGACAGTTACCAACAACGCGCGCGTCCCGTCACGTTTTGTGCCTAGTGTCGCATATTGGACTAAGCGTTGCGGATATTGGCCAACGGAAGCAAAACCGGCGCCGTTTGTTGTTGTGTCTTGACCAAAGAACTTAATGCGGAGATCAGGATCTAATTGAAGGAAATTCAAAGTACCTTTCAAAAGGCTAGCCCCAGCGATTGTTGCGTGGTCGGGTACATCATCGGCCGCGATGTTGGTCACGTTCGCTTCATCACTCATGGCACTTACGGATACCAATCCGGTACCTTTGATTACGTCACTGTACTTGGTTTTTGAATCAAGGGAAGCGATGAGCAAACGTTGATTACCGTGAAACATGGTTCTATCTGTGTATTGAAATACCATTTTATTTTACCTCGTTTATTTTAGTTTTTGTCGTGCGTCTTGGAGCACTTTGGTTAGCGTACGCGCGCCATCTGGAATCCGGCGAGGGGCCAGATACACCAGCGCGTGGTACGATTTGTTACTGTATGCGGAGCGCTCGCTTCCGTCGACCATGTAGGTCGCCGACTGCCCCGGCTTGGCTTTACTTTTGGTTATCAGCCGGATATTTCGCGCCAATTCTCCCGTGCGAACATGTCGCCGGGCGTAAAGCCTCAAATCATCCGCGATGCCTTGGGCTACATTTCGCACGGCATCATCTGCTATGGCTCGCACGTTGTCCGCGATGGCTTCTAAATTGTCATTACTCATCCGGCACACTCCCCGGGCCAATTAACGTTACCGAGCCCGTAAAAATATTATATCCGCTGTCCTCATCGTACTCTACAAAATTGACTCCGTTTTCCAATTGCTCTAAAATGGCTTTATTTGTAAAAGCGGGGCGAGTTTGTAAGAAAATGAGATCATATGTGGATGATGCAATCATGGGGACGCCGTCCGAGTAGACACTTTGTGAGCCTCGGTGGGTAATAAAAAGCGTGGGTCTGGTGATCATGTCTTTGGTGGTCCCAAGCACGATATCCCAATCAGGCAACTCTTCAGCCAGCCAATGGTAAAACTCGTAATATGTGCGATACATCATTAGCGTTTCCCCCTTGCTGAAGTTCCTTCTATAAAATAGGAAGTACCGGTCGCATCCTGTGTGAAATCGGTCACGCTGTATTTGATACCCTGGTGGATAAAATACGGCGTGTTGTCCTGATTGTACCCCGGGCCAAAAAGCTGGATTTTAAACCGTAACGCTCGGCCAGCTCCTCGCTCGTTGTACTTGTCGCGCTGTTCTCGTGTGACCTTTTGCTTCACAATTGGAACATCTAACCGCGTTTCGGTTTCGATGTATTCCCCGTTTTTGTTTTTGGTTTGGGTTATCGTAATGAGTGTTACTTGGTCATACATAATCAAGCACCCCCATACGTCAACTGATTGATAATTTGCCGTAGTCGCTCGGTTTCGCTTTGTCGAAACGTTGGGGCCGCGTCCTGCAACATGCCAAGCCGTACATACGTATTCACATATGCCGACACAAGCGCTCTTTTTTGTCCGGTGATACCTGCCACCGATAAGGAGGCGAGGGCTGATTCGATCAAGCCCAGCACCTCCTCGTCATAGACTGTGACACCATCGGGCATTCTCAGGTAGGTCTTAGCGTCCTTTAAAAATTCGTTTGGTGTCATGTGTTACCTCACTTTTTAGCGCTCAGTATCGATTACCGAAATGCCGCCAAACGCTACTGGACGGCCAGTTGCCGGCGTTTCGACTAGGATGTCGTTTTCATTGCGTAGCAATTGGAATTGCTCAATTCGTGCCAATGGTTGGTGGTCGATATGATAAGCACCTTCAGCCATCACCGTTGGTTTGATTGCTTTTGTTCCTTGGTAGATGACGATTCCATCAAGGCCAAAAGTATCTTGGATCGCTTGGTTCGTTGAGAAAAATGTGGTGTTAGGCCATTTAGCACGGACGGCCGCGATAATGTCGCGTTTTTGTTGTTTCGTTACGATCAAGAATTTGCGCCCTGGTGCGTCGATGCTGTCTACCGCTTCTTCAACTGCGGCCACAAGGTCCTTTTTACCGGCTACGTGCGCGACTTTGTTTGTGTCAGTTTCATTCAAAATTGAAATGAAGCCATTTTCAGCAGTAGATGAACCAGTTTCACCATCGGTTGCTGAGCCTTCAACCAGTGCCAAATCAACGATTTTATCAATTACGCGTTGGGCCAATTCAGCCACAATGGTGTTGTATAGCTCGCCGTAATTGTCGATGGTGCGTTTGTCGATTTCGTTGATGCTTTGCACCTTGTAAATCATTTTTGGTTTGATGGCTGAAACTTTCAAGCTTGCGGCTTGTTTTACCTTGTCCGTACCTGGGATGTGAACCTGTGCCTCATCGCTTGATGTCAATTCACGAGTGACCAAGAGCGCGCCCAAGTTTGAAATTTTAAACAATGGGTAAACAGGGTTACTACGTGTGAGCACTGTTTCCAGTTGGAGCTCCAGTTTGCGCGGAAGGTAGTTATCCTTATCAGTAACGGTGATTCCGTTTTGGGCTAATTTCTCAGTCCACGCTTTTTTAAATTCGGCGTCTGATGCTGAATTTAAATGAAGGCTCGCGAAATCCTCCATTGCACGGTCCGTTTCTAGGTATGGTTTATTTACTGTTTTGTCCATGTTGTCCTCCGTTTGGATTAGTTGATTACGTTGTGATTTTAGCTCTTTGATTTCCGCGCTGATTTTGTTGAGTGCCTCAACATCCGTCGCGACTTTGGCTGATTCCGCCAACTCTTCGAGCTTGTTATCGATGGATTCGATTCGGTCGATCAGTTTCATCGGGTTTCCCTCCATATTATTATCTTATCATATTATATCACTTTTATCTGATGCCGTCAGATAAAAAGTGCGCTACGAAGCACATTTAGCCGGATTTTTTCCAGTTCGTCTTCTTCGTCGGTTTCGGTTTCATCCGTTGTAACCGTCTCGGTTACATCAGCCGGGACCTCTCCGCCTTCGGCTTCTTCGGTTTCGGCTTCGTACGTTGTAACCGTCGCGGTTACATCAGCCGGAGCCTCTCCGTTTTCGGTCTCGCCGGTTTCGGTTTCATCCGTTGTAACCGTCGGGGTTACATCAGCTGGAACCACTTCCGGGTCTTCCCCGTTCGTTGTAACCGTCGGGGTTACATCAGCGGAGCCCTCTTTGTTTTCCGATACTTCACCGGTGTGACGATCGGCACCAACGCTAACGAGTGAAACCTCTTTTAAAATTGCGCTATTCACGCGGACATATTCCCCGTCTTCCATGACGTCGTAATCCTTGATGTAATAGCTCACGCTCAACTCGTTAATGACGCCATCGCGCCAAAGTTGCTCCGCGTGTTGGGCTTGTGGGGTTGTGCCGTAAAATGTGATCTCTCCCACAAATTCGCCGGCTTCGTTTGGTTTTCCATTGGTGGTGATGTATCCGACGACATCTTCCACCCGGTTATCCGCGTGTTCAACGAGTACCGGGTAACGGTCGCGGGTTGTTTGAATTGAATTGGCGGTGAGTTGTAACTTGTTGTCGTTGACCTCGTCGACGTGCGCGTAGACAACGCGGTAAGATTTGGGCGCGTTGTCTCCTGCACTATTTCGGACCAAGTCACCAACCGTGATGACGTTTTCACGTTCATCAATCAGTACGTTCTTGATTTTCATATTTTTTCCCCTTGTGTCCTATTATCCAATCAATACGGCCGCAGGTTTGGCGGTGTTGGTTGCCGCGTCATACACCACGCGAGCACCATCTGGGCGGATCAATACGTACACATCAGTGGCGATTTGGTCGGCCTTGTAAGCTTTGCTCACGTTCACCAAAAAGTTATTTCCCACTGGTTGCACGTTTTTCACTTCCTGTGTGCCTTTGGAAATTTTAAGACGTGACCCATCGTAAGTGTAAGTGTAATCGCGGTTCTTTAAATCCTCCGTAGCTGTCGTGATTGCTTGGTCCACTTTGGTTTTGGCGTCACGATCATAAGAAAATCGAAGTGATGGGAATTGGTTTGTGATTGCGGTATAAACTCCGAGCGCTTGATAGGTTGCCGGGTCGTTTAGTGATGTTTTGATCTGGTTGATCACGTCAGCGTTTGAAACTTTGCCGTTGATGCGTTCGGTCAATTTTGCCCAAAGGTCGGTCGTGTTGTAATCGGCCGCAGTGTCGAGAATGGCTTTGGCAATTTGCTTAATATGGTCATCACCCACAGCGGCGGAAGTTGCATTAGCGGCGGCTTGTGTCAGTGTTTCGGTCGCGGTTTCGTCAACCAGTGACTCGATGGCGTCAATCAGTTGGGCGAAATTGGACCCGTTGGCTAATTGGCCGTCAGTCCATTTTGGTTTTTGGCTTTGAGAAAAAGCGTTTGTTTTTTGTGTCATGATGTGCTCCTTATTGTTTAATTTGGGTTACGTATTGCTTACCGGTTGATGGATCGGTGTAGACGATGAGGGCCGAGTTAATGTTAAACGAGCGACCGCTCCAACACTTAGCGCTGGAGTCGTATTGTGGGTATCCATCCAAACTTCCGTGGTAATAAATTTGATACAATCCGTGCTGGTCGCCATAATATGTCCCGCTGGACGTGTCGGTGTCGTACATGGTCGCTACAAGTGTTCGGCCGTCGCCCGTAAATTGTGCTTTTTGGAAGTTTAACTGAGTCGCTTGGACTCCGGAAAGCCATTTTGCAAAATCATCGCCAGCCGGCGGTCCTGACCAGCCATCACGGTCGATACCTGTTGTGTTTGCATAATTACTGTCAACAGTTGCAACTCGGATGACCTCACCCGTCCCATCTGTTGATTTTGCGACTAATACTGGCACGTAAATACTTTCCAAATCGTCCCGCTGATACGCGGATGTCAGTTCATAGTCCATCACCTGCGATAACCAATCAAACATCTCACGACCGGCACCTTTTCGCAACACTTTGCCAATATTTCGGCCTTTAATTTCCACGGTGTCAATTGGTTTGCTTGTGGTCGGCGTCGGTGGTGCAACTTTTGCGATTTCATTGTCAATCGTTCGCCCGATGTCCTGCAAGTTTTGAGACGTCAAAGGCGCCCCAGTTCCTGCTTTTTGTTTAATGGCGGATTCGACGGTTCCGACGAATCGCTCACCGCCACCATTGCCGCTGTAGTCTGGAAATGGCATTTCTTATCCTCCTTTTCTCTTGGCTCCTAATGCTAAAACATCCGCGTCGCTATAAATCCCAAGCTCATACATTACGCGGATCACGTTTGCTTGGCGCTTATCTTGCCAACTTTGGCCGGGTTTATATCGTGCTTCCGCCCAGTCGTACTTGTTGCGATCTTGGAGCGGATTGAGTACTTTTGTACTATCCGCCCAATACTGGGCATCTATTGACGCTTTTAGCTTGTCAATGGTTAGGGTCCCACGAGATGAGGAAATGATATTACCCACCAAGGGATACGTGACCCAGCTTGTGTTGTTGATGTTTGGCGCAAATCCGTACCTGTAGATGGTCGCGGTTGTTTTGTAGTCGGGCAATTGTAAGCCGGCTTGATTGTCAAACCAAATTGTCCAAGGTACGGACGACCGGTCCAAAGTGTACATCATAGGAGCACGCCTGACTCCACCGCCTGACAAACCATTTAGCAAACTCGCCGTGAGTTTATCACCTGTTGATACTGTCATGACCAATCACCCCAAAACGTCGAATCACCCAAATCACGCACAGGGATATACCAGTAATCACCATTAGCGCGACGCTGACTGATCCATTCGTAGCCCGCGGCGATGAGTCGCCGGTCGTACTTGATGGCGTCACCTGCCTTAAACATGTAGGCTTGCGGGTTGTTTTTGTCTGGTCCTTGGGTTCTTGCTTTGATATTATACCCACACCGAAACACACCAAGGGCAGGCTCTCCTTTTGGTGCCTGCGCTGGTTGCTGTGGTTGTGCTTGTGGTTTGGCTTGTGTCGGTTGGGTTGTTTGTTCACTTAGTTGTTGGATCCGGTTGATAAAATCAGCCCATCCGACCCCGACGATGGAGTCCATGTGGTCCGAGCCACCAAATTCTACTGACGCTGTCGCGTGGTCGATGATTCGGTAATCCTCAAAAGGTACGCCTGACTCGCGGATTTTCTTCGCCACGTATTGGGCGACCGCTTCCGCGCTTTGTCGGTTTTTTTGTGCGTCGTTGCTGATACATTGTTCCACCTGTAAAAATGCGTACTTGTTAACGTACCCCGCACCCCAAGCTACGAGCCCATAAGGCGCAAGCTCGACCACATCGCCGGACCAATCCGCGAAAGCATGCACAAAAGTTTGAATGTTTTGCCATTCGCGGTTAAAATACACGCCTTCATTTCGGGCTGTTGCTTCCGGCGTTGCCGTATTGTGGATGATAATAATCCGTTTTCCATTGTGTGGTGTGGCTTGTTGGTTTGGCAAGCCTTGCAAATATGATTTTTGAACATTAATTTCCATTGTCGTCCTCCGTTTTTTCGTCTTCGCCATATTTGACTTCAACCGAGTTCAAATTCGTGCGGAATGTGTCCCCGCCCTCGATTGGGTCATAACCAAGTAAGGTGCGGATTTCGTTGACGGTCATAAATGCCCCGTTGGTGTTGGCTTTTGCGACCGCGACGATTTGGTCCATGGATGCCCACTTTGTGATCTGTTGGGAAATTTTCACACGTTCAAAAGTTGCTTTTTGTCCAGTGTTGATGCGTGCGTTGGTGGTTAGTAACTTATAAGTCAGCTCAGTTTCAAGCTCATTGACCAAAGGCGAAAGAACCTGGTCCACAAAATGCCGGTAATCGGCTTCCGTGTACTCACCGGTTAGCAAGCTTTCCGAAAGGCCAAAACCATTTAGGATTTCCCTCTTAATAATTTTAACCGCTTCATCTGGAATGGTTTTGTACTCGTTTTGCAGTTCCACGACGTCGGCTTTTGCGTCGATGATCCCCAGCCCGTTATAGCTTGCCACTTCTTGCATAACCTTTAATTGGTCAAGGGCTGTTTTTTTGAAGGCTTCAGCTGAGCTACCAACCGCGGCGTTAATTTTCAGGAATCCCCGCAAATTATTACCGCTTAATTCACGCCCGATATTTGTCAAAATTGAATCATACAGTGACGCATTGGCGGAAATGTAATAAGGCGACGTAATCGCCAGCACATCGTCCGGTGCTTTGTTATATCCCTCTTGATCCGTCAATTTAAGGGCGGTTAAAATTCCATTTTTGCGGACCGGTTGCAAATAGACGGTGGCCCCGGTCATAATGCGCGTGGCAATTTGTCGGCGCCATTCGGCATTGGTTTTGTAACCGTTGGGGGCAAAGTTGAGCACCTCATAAATATCGGAGCCCAGTTTGTCGCTTTGCAAGTACTTCCCATCTTCCTGTTTAGCATAAACGCGGTGGCGGATGTCCAGTTTTGAAAATTCGCGGGCCACAAAGTAAATGACCGACTGCATGTAAGCGGACGTGTATTGCACCGCTTGGTCGGACCAGGTGACGACCTGAGTCCGCTTGTCAACATCGCCCCGCATCATGCGGACGACTGATTCGATGACTCCCATTTGTGTGTCACCTCCTTATTTTACCATAGTGTAGTGTTCGGCGTGCTAATTGCGCCGTGGGTTTTGCTATTGTGGCACTTTTGACAAAGAAGCCAAAGGTTGGCGGGGTTATAAGCAATGTCCCAGTCGTGCATGTTGTCGACTGTGATTTCCGTCTTATGGTCGACAACGTAACGCCCGGTGATTGGCTCGCCGCAGTATTGGCAGGTCATTTCGTCCCTCAATTTTATAGCATCCCGCGTTTTAATCCATTTGCTGGACTGGTAAAACCCAGTATCCCGCACGCCTTTTGCTTGTTTTTCTTGTGGTAGGTAATCAACCATGAGCGATTACCCGCGCACGTCGTTTTGGTCGTCGGTTGATCCTTGCTCACCAGGAATGGTGATTCCGTGCTTATCTTGCTTGCTGGCCACCTCTTGCGGTAGGTACTTGTAAGCGATTTTCGTGAGCCAGTTCTTACTTTGCGGATATGCCGCTGAATAATTGGCCACAATTGATGTGAGCGCTGAAACCACATACAAAACAGTAACCAGCATTGAAACCGTATTCACATAAGTCGTGTCCGCATGGTCAGCCGGGATCAAGGAAACCAGCGACTGCAAACCAAACGGGATCGAAATGATCAAAAGGTTATTGATTAAGCCATAAATCAGTGATTTGGACAAAGTGCTTTTGGCTTTGACACTTAGAGACACAGCGGCCCAAAGGTCGACAAGTGCCACCACTAGCATGACAATCGACATATCAGTCGGCCGTAAGTGAGTGAGTTGGTTGATTAATCCGTCCATTTTTCGGTGTCCTCCGTAAAGTTATTCTTATGTTATTATATCAAATTCAGGGCGCCCTGTCAGTAATAATGAGGCTTTAAATACCTTTAACGATTGCAGTTTTAAGTGCGATGACCAAAGCCACAGCCGGGTCAATTTTGTCGGCGTCGGTTAGTTTGGTTGCCATGTAATCCCCCGAGGTTCCAACTTTTACCGCTAAGTTGTTCAGGCTCCACTCCAAAATGCGCGAGTTATGGACCAGTGAGCCCTCTTTTAGTTTGTCCTTTGTGAGTTTAATGTAATCGGAAAGGGCGAAACCTTGGCGGATTGGGAGTTGCCTTTCTTTGGCAACGTCGAAAAAGTAATCGTCGATGAGTTGGCGCAGGTTGTCATAGCGTGATGGGTCATAGCCAATATAAGTCATTTGGCACCCGGTTTTGTGCACGAATTGTTGCAAAACGTCCAACACGTCGGCCGCTGTGATATAAGCGCCTTGCGTAATTGTTAAATTTTCCATGTTGCGGAGCAAAGTTGCCTGAGCCTCGGGGAGTTTGTCAAGCGTGTTTTTGCTTCCCAAAGCTTCCACGTGTGCATACATCACGCCGTCTTTTTCGGTTAGGAAAACAAGCGCGGTCAAATCGCCAACCAATGAAAGGTCAACACCCAGCACCACTTCGGCACCGGTCCAAACCTCGTCGAAGTCGTAATCCGTACGGGCTGACTCATCGGGCATAATGTATTTGGTGGTGTCTTGCACCGCTACCCCCATATTATAGGACAAAAACTGCAACTGCAAGGCGTTATCGCGTGAGGCGATCCGGTATTCGTCCCGGACGGCTTCCAATTTGGGCAACCCACCGGGAAGCATCGGTGCGGCTTTGGTCCAGTTTGCTTCATCGGTCACTTCTCCAGCCTCGTCTAGTTGGTAAATTAGCCCGATTGAGCGGTCGCTCTCGAATTCAGCTTCGGAGGTGAAACGCTCCACCATCGAATCGTAAAGATACCCGCGGGTGATACCGCCTGAGGTGATGTAAATGGACCGCCAGCTTTTTTGCTTTTGCCGGGATCCTTTATTGACAGCTGAAACGACGTCTTCTTTATAGACGTGGACCTCGTCGAAAACATTTAAACTCGTGTTACCACCTTGCAAACGCGCCACATCATGGGTCGCTTTTCTCACTTCGTTTGCGGTTGGCACGCATTTTATGCCGGTTTTGGTTGTTTTTAGCTGTCCCGAATCACCCATTTTTTTTAGTAGCCCATCACCTGCGGTGATTTGGTTCCGTATTTGACCATATACGTGCTCGGCTTGGTTGTTGTCATAGGCTATCACCCACGATTCACCCCCATAGTTGCCGCCAAAAAGCAACCAATAGGCCTCCATGGCCGACATTATGGTGGATTTTCCAGCTCCACGAATGATGACCAAAAGCGTTTCCTCAATCAGTGCTGATCCGTCGTTGGTGTAGTAGCCCCACCACAGCTCCATCCACCATTTTTGGGCGGGCTGTAATTTGATGAGCCCGAGTGTTCCGGTGGTCATATAAACTTGCGACTCTATAAAATTGATAACGTTTTCGACGATATCAGGGCGGTATTGATATTTTCCATCTAAGGCGCGCTGATGGATGCGCTTGTGTTTTTGCATCGCTCGCTCTATGGCTTTGCTATGTTTGACCCCGTGCGCCTTGTCATATTCAAGTAGCTCATTCAGGTATTTCATTTTTTCGTATCCTTTCAAAAAAAAGGCACGTTTCAGTGCCTTTATGTTCCTATAAAATTATACTATGCGAATAATCCCCACGCTGGACCGGTTCGTTTTGTTCCGTTACTTTCACCCGTTGGGATGTACCAGTAACCACCGCCGGAGCGTGGTTGGCGAATCCAAACGTACCCGTTGGCGTGGCAGTACGCGTCATAATTGATACGAGAACCAGCCGGGAAGAGGTACGGGCTCTTGTTGTTGGTTGATGGTCCACCTTCGCGGGCATAAATTGCGTAATTGCTCGTAAATGTTGCGGATTCAGCGATCCAGTTACTATTAGCACTTGCCACCGCTTGCGGTGCTGGTGCTTTTGCAACTTGTGGTGCCGTAAATGCTTTAGGTCGGAAAGCTGTCGCATAAGTTGCCGAGTATGGCAATTTTACGAGGTTATAGCATGATCCCCCGCCAGGGTATGGTGTGCCACCCTGATTTTGCCCGAAAAACCAGCCCCAGCCGGCCCCAGCGTCACTGTGGAAAATCGTAACGTGAGAATAAGGCGTTGAACTCGTCACCGCAAAAACTGCAACGTCTCCGGGTTGCATTACCGATACCTCAATAAAGCCGTTTAAAATTCCATTTGTTGCGCGCTGTTCCCATAGGTCGCGAGCGTATCCGGTGTTGGTGCAGTTTACGACCGGGACGCCCAAAAACTGACAATAATCAGCAAAACCGTCCCAACATTGGGCGCCATAATATCCGTCGACGTTATAGCCTCGACCGATTGAGCGGTTGTAATATTCGTTATAGCTTACCATTACTTTTTCTCCTTGTATCGTTTGTATTGTGTCACCAGTTGGTTAACGTGTGTTTGTGCTTTCTCCATGATTGGGCGCATTTTTGCCCGTATCGCGTTGTAATCGATATTACCTTTTTCGTCCACCGGCACTTCGATTTCGGTTTCCTTCAGTACTTGCAGGTTTACCTCGTCGCTGTAATTAGCATATTCAAAGGCCACGTTTAACTGCGTTGCAATAAATAAGCCAAACTCAGCCGACATGTCGACCCCGTCCAGTGGTTTCAATACCATGATATCTGACGGAATAAAAGGCGCGCTGATATAATGACAGTACCCAAACTTACTCACCGAAACAGCGCCACCCTCGACGGGCGGAACATCGTTTCCGATGTATTGATTCGGTATGTTTTTACTATTGGACACCATTGGAATTTCACCTGGGACGATGTCGACAATATTGATCCGCGGAGCGCGTGAAGCCTTAAAGAGTGCGCTGACGCTTCGTTTTTCAGTTTTGCTCATTGTCATCACCTCCGCTCAATCCGTAAAGCATGCCGTCCAACTCATCCCGCAACATATCCCGCAAATCACCAACGGTCACACCGTCAGTCATGCTGATATAGTAATTCACCGCCGTGCGCATGTAATCATCTTGCGTGACTATGGTTTCCCGTTCTTTTGGAGGATATGAAATCCGGACGGCTGGATCCACTACGCGGTGTGTGTTGTGGCGTTGGTCGATGTTTGACTTCACAGCGTTTACCCAATAGTCCTCGTAGTCGTTGGCCCATTTGTTCTCAATATCAATGCGCCCGCGTTTTTTGATGGTTTGGTGTCCGTCGTCGTCAATTTTGAAGGCGTTGATTTTGGTGTCACCTTGTGGGGTGTGTGGCTCAAAGATGAAAATTGATGTATCCACAAAAGCCGCGAATACTTCCGATGGGAGCTTAACAATAGTTGACAAAGTGTGATCGCGTAACAATTTGTGCCCGCGTTGCTTGTCCAGTTTGGTATCTGGAAGGATAATTGCAACACGCGCACCTTTTGGCGCGTTGTCCAGTGCGGACTTAACGATTTTCATACATCCGTTTTTTGTTTCATACGGTGGATTCAACAACAACACACTCAGCGCCACTTCGGATATGTATTTGCCGATTTCCTCGCTGGTTGCATCACCTAAGCGAATTTGCGTGAAGTCAATACCATTTACGGCCATGTTAATGATTGCGATGTTATACATTTGATCAAAATATTCAACTCCCGCAACCTTGCAACCTGTCATTCCGGCGGCTGTCAGTAAGAGAGTCCCACATCCACAAGTGGTATCCATCACGACGTCATCAGCTGTGATGTTTAAAAGTCGGACCATAAGCTGTGCGATATGGGGGGGGGTAATGACTTGCCCCGCGTTTGATTTTCCAATCATTATCGCGTGCATTCGGTACAACATGCCGGCGAAATCGTAAACCTCACCAGTTGACCGCGCAAAATGGACAATTTCAGCCACCGTGTCGACATAGTCATTAACGCCTCTTGATTCTTTGCCTTTGTTGATTGTGATGCTTTGCAGTGCATCGCTAACGGGGTCAATATCGCACCGCTCACTGATGTGAGCCAGTAAATCATCAACCGTCACGCATTTTCTCATTTTGTCGGAGTATGTGTATAAGGCCGACAAGGCAACCAAGATGCGGTCGTAATGGCTCAAGATGCCGAAATAATCCACCCCAAAACGTAACAATGTCTCGAGGCTGTTTGTTAGTTGTGATTCATTGTTTATCATTATCTTTTACTTTGCTTTTATCCGTCACAGGTGTTACCGTGTACTGGGACAACATGTCTTTGATTTGTTGGCCTAGGTCGTCCTCTTGCTCTTTTTGCTCGAGCCTTGCCACTCCGAGTGGATCCCATTTTTGCGGGTTCCTTGATTTGAGCGCGAAAATAATCGCCACGGTGTCCGCTTTGACCAGTTGCCTTTTCTCCTTTGTAATTACGCCATCTTCGATGATTTGCTCCGTAATCACCATTCGGTCTTGCAGTTTGTTTAAAAGGGACTGATTGGCCGTGGCCTCGATGGTTGAGTGCATTTGGTGTGTCGCCTCGTCCATTGCTTCCTTAAATTCGGGGTGTTGCGCTGTGTAATTGTACAAAGTGGAAGCCGCGACGCCCAACATGTCCGCGATGTCTTGCATGGATGCGCCATTAATCCGAGCGGTCCGGATTTTGGCCAAGTTTGGGACCACTTTTGCTTCATAATTGCTTGGTTTCGGCAAGTTTTCACACCCTTTCTTTCAATTTCATTTAATATATTAACCGATTAATATCAGTGTTTCTCTCAGTTTTTAAACCCTCTCCACTTATTGCCGGGCCTCTCAAACCTCAAAAACTTTTAAGGCAAAAATTCCCGGGAGGTTTGTACGAGGGACCCCGTGTCGATTAGTACTCCCCTATAATGCAACCGCAAAGGGGGGGGTTTCTTATTTGCCTCTATTGTATCACATTTCATCGCGCGTGTCAAGAAAAACTTTTCAAAAAAGAAAAAAAGATGAGCTCGGCTCATCTCATTCTTTTGTGCTTGGTGCCTTGTGGTAGGTTGGTTTACTCGCCAGGATCGCGCGGATCTCTGGCAGGTGTGCTCGTGTGTGGTCGATGATTAGTTTCATCACTCGGTGATCATCAGCTGGCGTGTAGTTGTCACCCGGTCGATAGGGTGGCTCGTTATGTTCTCGCCGTGTTCTTGCAACCAGTAGGCGCAAAGCTCGCTGGGCGTTGCAGGTGATGACGACATCGTCCGCGATGCGTAAGACATACATGCGGACAAGATCTTTCCCTTGAAAGGTCTTCGCCAGTTCCGGGTGCGTCTTTAGGTGTCCGTCTTCGTCCTCGTCCAGTTCGTAACCTTCCAAGCGCTTGACGTACATCAGCAAGTCATGATGGATGGACGGGATGCGGTGAAGGGTGGCTAGGTGATGTACATAGATCATACCGCGTCGCCCTCCGCCTTGTCTTCCTCTTCTTGCGTCCAAATGGTGGTTCCGTTTTGCCGTGCTTCCTCTTGGTGTGCGGATAATGCCCACATGGCCAAACCGTCCGCATCATTAATGATGCTTTCCATTTTTTGGGGGTCAATTGGCCAACCGTGCGCCACGCGGTACTGATCCGTCATGATGAGATCACCCAGCGCTGAGATATGCCAAGAGCGGACCGTTTCGGTTTTCACAATTCCGAAAATATCCAAATGCCGGTACGCGTCGCTGGTCATGTTGTAGTTGTTGCCATCAGCTACAGCAAAAGCCATGAGCACCGCTTCCGCCACGTCGTCGCTGGTATCAGTCACACCCAAGAACCGGTCCGGGTTAAGTTGTCGTAAATGTTCCAGTTTTGCAACCGATAAACTTTTGAGCAGGTCATGCCCGCGCTTGTGTGCGGTTGTTAGATATTCCATGTGGTGGTCGTCTTCGTCCGCCACCTCTGGAATTCCGATTAACATGTCGGGTGTTGTCGCGTCACAAGATGTGGGCAGTCCGTGCAGGTGACGCCATGACCAGGTACGCGTCGGGATCACGTAGTCATCTTGTAGCCGTGCCAGTGTCAGGAGCGTGTCCGATAGTTGTTGGATATACCAAGCCGAGTTTGTGCGGTCGATAAAGCCGAGCGTGCCCGGATAGGATTCCACCACCCAAATGATCTTTTTGCCCATTTCGTCCGCTTTGTGGATATCTTCCGCCATTCGTTCCCAAACTTCCGCGCGCATGCGGTCGTAACGTTTGCTGATTGGGATGTCTTGCGGTTGGGTGATGGTGGCTGTCGAAATGATGGCGTCCACTCCCCCATCATAGACCGCGTAACCGGTCGACGTTGTGGAAGGATCGATAGCGATCACCCACGTTTTGGCTTTGTCAAAATTGTGTGGTCGCGTCGGATATAGTGGCGCAAAAGATGTGACCGGTGTGTAAATGTTTTGGCTGTTGTTGTTGGTGTTGTTGTTTGTCATGGTAGTTACTTCCTTTCCTTTCTTAGTATGTGTAACCAGTGGCTGATAAGTAAGTGGCCCGGCGTTCGGCGTCCGTTTCAACGTTGGAAACCATGGCCACGTTGTGCAGGTCCTTCTCACTTGCGCCCATTTTGTGTAAGCGATAGAGCACACGATTTAAGGTTGCATTTCTTTCCCCATCCGGTGCCGTCGCTACCGTCATGATGGCGCGGTCGATATCGTCGACGCTTGCGGTTTGGTTCCTCATTTGTTGTTGCCATTGTTGGATTCGTTCCTCTTTGGCGAGTTCTTCCGGTGTTGGTTGATCGCATGGAATGATCGCGCGATTTCTAACGGTGCGATGCATCACGCGAAGTGATGAGGCCACATACATCCGGCGCGTCATGTCTTTGACTTGTTTATCAACCTCGACGCCGTAACCTTGGAGCGTGTCCGCGATTGCTTGCCATGTGCGTTTGTAATCTCGCACGTGGGTGATTGGTCGCGTTACTGGCAGGATGATATGAACTTTGACCTTGTCCGCCTTGTCCCTCATCGATGACACCACCAAGGCATCAACCTGTAACGAGTCGACCACCTGCAAAATGTATTCGGTCGGCTTGTCGGTTCCGTCGATGTCAATCAGTACCGCTGAGGTCTCGATCACATTACTGGCACCAGTCGTTCCCGGCTCGCGGTATTGGCAAAGGTTAAACATCGTCATTTGGTAGGCTGGGCTCTCGTCGTTTTTGATGGCTGTGAGTTGTTCGTGTGTTGCGTCAATAATTGGTACACCGTCCAGTAAGTACCGACTGATATTTTCTGCTTCAGCTTCGGCGCCTTGTCTAAAGGTTCGCGTGAATGCTTCCCACGTTTGACACCTCACAGCATCCGCCGGATTTACTGGTGCATATCGAGATTCGAGTGGTTGAATGATGAATCCATCGTGGCTTTGCTCATATTGTCCATCTTTGAGTTTTGATTTCCAAATACCTTCCGCCAATTTGTCGCTGTAGTTAATGTGGTTGGCGAGTTCGTCAAAATCCATATGCTTATGAGCTGAGCCAGCGATGAGGGCTTGTAGTTCTTCGGGTGTGTATTGGTTGTTTGTCATGGTGTGAATTCCTTTCCTTGTTATAGATCCAGCGCTTCACGTAGTTTATCGCGGAGCATCTCGGTTAAGTGATCCGGTAGTGCGCTTGTGAGTTGGCGAAGCCATTCAGTGTCTTTCATCGCCAACAATGCGCCGATCTTTTCGGGTGTGTATTGTGGTTCTTTTTCTTTTTCCTTTTCGGGCGTTTCCGGTGTGATGTCGTCCGGTTTCAGGTCGTCGAAATCCTCAAAGGTTACACCATTTGCGAGGCGTACCATTTGGGCTTTTTTGCTTTTTAGTGTTTTGCCTAAAATGATATTATCTGTGACCGTTTTGTCTTCCAGTACGTCGTATTGGTAAGAGCTAGCGGTTACCACGAAACGGTTACCGGGTAGGTTTTGGATTAGGGTTTGCGTAATTCTCGCGCCGTTAACGAATCCCCCGAATTGTTGTTTGATTTCAGTCAGTGGGATCATGGTTGTTTTTCCTGGGTTGTTTTTTTGTGTTTCGATCAAACGTGAGACAATGTAGGCCATCACGTTGTAAACTTCAGTACCAGCTTGTGCGTACTTGTTGTTGATCTCTGCGGGTTGTTCGTAGTTCATCAACCAGTTGACCGCATCACTCAGGTGTTCGGTCAAGTAATTCACCAGGGCGTCACGGCTGATAATTGATTCAGCTGATAACATACTGTGATAGATGCCGGCGTCGTCTTGGTTGAACATTTCCCCGAATTGCTTTGTCAAATGGAGGATGTAGACCCGCTTTTGGACTTCGGGCGCATCCAGTAAGCTCGCGTCGTAGTTGTTGACATTTCCATAAGCCACACCCGAAAAAGTCACCTGTTGTTCCCGTCCAGCTCGCCCGATTGTCATTGCGTTTTGGTCGTATAGGTTTTTATAATATTCTTTTCGTGAGCCTCCATATGTTGCCACGTCCGCGCTGTCATCATCTACATAGACGATGGCGGATTGCCACACTTTAGAGTTCCAGGCGTTTTTGGTCCCTGCATATCCGCTGGCCGTTGCTTCCACGCGTGGCCCAACTGCTGTGACTAGCCCACCGTATAACAATTGCAAGAACTTACCAGCGATTGATTTACCCGTACTTGGGAGGAGTCCCACCACAAACTGGCGACGCAATCCAAGGCGAGTTGCTAAAGCCTTATCCCCCATGTATAACCAAGGGTAAAGGAGGTAAGCTGAAAACGCGCCTTTTCCGTTTTGTTCGTCAATGAGGGTTGCGAATCGGTCGATGTAATCGCATTTGGCTGATTTGTCGGCCTGTGCCATTGTGTCCCCGCGTTTATTGATTGGGTACAAACTCAGGAGTAACATCACGCCAGCCACAATTGTATCCGTGGTGGCATTGACTGGGATGTGAGCCCAAGCCCTGCACCAGTTGCGGTCGTCGGTCGATGTGTAGGTTTCCACAAATCCATCTGGGGCGGTCCGTGTGTAGCTGTATACGTTACGACCTCCATAGGTTGATACTTTAAGCGTAGTTGAGCACATCGCGTTGATAATTTTACAAATCAAGGCGGTAGATTTGCCTTTTGGAAGTTCAGCTTCCATGGCTTCCACTCGTGCTTTGTAGTCGTCGTATGTTGCTTTGGCGGTTACGTACTCGGGCGCATCCGCTCCATATTGTGCCATAGTTGCTACGCGTTTGCTATCCAAGCTTGCGAGGGTTGCTTTAGCGTTGCGGATATTTTCCAACCGGCGAAGCTCATTAATCACGGCTGTGAGTGTGTCGCGTTCAGCCTGTGTGATGTTGATCATTTTTAGCGCTTCGGTTTCTGCGTCCGTCATTGGTGTTCCATATTTGGCTTTTGTTTGGGCGGTTGCGAGAAGCTCTTGATCCATTGCGAGCAGGTCACTCACTGTTTTAACTAGGAGCTGGAGCTGTAGGTGAATGTCTCCCATTGCGTCGACCTTGTCACGCGCGTCAATCATGTTGGTGTGCCATGCTTCGTGATCTCCTCCAGTGATTGACATGTCACCACCTGCCAAGGCTTGCAGGTTGTTCTTTTCCCAGTAGTGCCCGCGAGGGTCTTTAATGTTGCTCCAAAATGGCGCGTCACCGTAGGTGATAGCATCCAATGCGATTCTTTTGATGTCATCGATAATGTTTGTCATTTTCGTTCCATCCTTTCTAAATTGTGATGATATCCAAGATAGCTGACTTTTTTTTCTTTCTTGTTTATCTCTACTGTTATTGTATCACCATTCACTGGAAATGTCAACACTTTTTAAAAAAAATTTAACTTTTTTTCTTTTTTTTTTGATTAGAAATCGAATGCATATTTGCGTTTAAATTATACAATTTCGTTCCATAAATTTTCCTATATATACCAGAGAGCGATTTTTTTAAAGAAAGTTGCTCTCTGGTAAAAGTCTTATGGAAATTATGGAACAATATATATAAAGGTAAATAATATTATACCAAACTTTGTAACTCCTACTCTTTCAAGGGGTTTCGTTATCGGCGTCCTTTAATAAAGAGGGAAAAACACAAAAAAAATTTTATGGAACGTTCCATAATTTCCATAACTTCCATAAAAAGTTCCATAAAAAAAAGGAACTTTTAGCTAAATTGCAACCAAATGATATCACCAGTGATATAAATGACAAAAAAAAAGTTATGGAACACTTCCATAATTTATGGAACAGCCCAAAGTGAGTTATGGAAGTTATGGAACGGACGCCAAAAAATAGCCGATTTCCTCACTTATTATACCAAAAAATGCCAAGAATTTGGCATTTTTTACCGCGATATTATAGGAAAAAGGGCATTTTATGGAACAAAAAGCATATTTATACAAAAAAAGAGCATATTTATACAAAGAAAAGACCAAAAAAAATGCCATCGCCGATGACCACCGACAAAAAAATTATCTTTTTAAAGCAAAAAAAAACGGGCTCAAGCCCGATGCAAAATTTAGAAAGGAAGTTTTCTCATCACCCACAAGTGGCTATGAGTTGCATGAGTCAATCAAATTTGATTGA